CAGCAGTGTAGTTCTTACCAGCGGTGAGATTGTAGGTCTTTGCACCTTCAACGTTAAACGTTGTTCCTTGTGCAACTCCACCCCATGCTCCAGTTGCTGCAGTAAATGCACCAGCTGATCCAGAAGTAAGTCCACCAGATACTCCATCTGGATGTGATCCAGAGAATACATAGTCGGAAAGACGAGCAAGACTGTTCTTATAGAATACTGCCTCGGTTGGGGAGATAGTACCGTCAGAAGACTTGCTAAGGAAGGTAAACTTCTCAACAATGTTTCCAGCAGTTCCGGTTACAGAACCGGTATCATCAACGACAACTACGTGGATTTCATCGTTCTTTGCACTTCTTTCAGAAGCATACTGAGAAGTTCCGGGTTTCTGTGCGATTGACTTCCAAGAAACTACGGAGTTTGTAAGTCCCAGAGTCTGAGTGTTATACCAATCAGCAAGAGTAGCAGATGTGTAAGTTGCAATTCCTGCAGCAGCAGCGTTCTTAACAACGAGATCGTTAGCGGAAGTGGTTGTAGAAGAAGATCTTGTGAAGGTAAAGACTGCACCATCTCCAGCAGTACTGATACCGCTGATTGCTTGGTCAACGAATACTGTACCAACACCAATAGCAACAACCTTAGCACCGGTAGGAACTGTTGAATTACCACCAGTTACGGTAACAACGTCTCCGATTGCGACATTCTGGGTCATGCCACCGCCAGCAGAAGTTGTGGTGACGCCAGTGATAGAAGCATCAACTGCTTCGTTAATAACACCAGTAGTTGAACCAATTGCAGTATTAGTGGTTGTGGTTGTTGTAGAAGGAGTAACGAATGACAGTGAACCTCCTTCCTGATAACTAGCAGCAGTGGAAGTTCCGTCAGCAGCAACTCTATCAGTAACTTTAACTGAGAATTGACCAACACCAACTTCTGTGATGATTCCTCTCAGGAAACCATCATATGCAGAAGTGCTTCCAGAACCAGCATTTACTCTTCCAGCAATCGTCTGGGTAACACCCATTCCGACTGTAACGCTAGTCGTGCTGATACCTGAAATGGTTTGGTCAGCAGCACCGTCAATGGTGCAGACCTTAAGATTGTTTGCCCACTTTCCGGGGTTCTTTGCTGCATACTCCCAAGAGACGCCAGTAGAACTTGCGTTATTTACATAATCCTCATAGGATTTGATTTTGACGCTGCTGGAACCATCATTGTTAGCATTGTTTAAATGCAAACCAGCAGACTCGTCAGTTCTGAGAACTCTAAGAGTTCCACCATAAGAAAGGTATGAAGACGCACTTAACCAGTAGTCACACTGTGCGTCGGTTGTAATGGGCTTACCAAAGGTTCTAAGAAGATCTTGCTCTGTTTCAATCAGAATGGGAACATTAATTGGTCCCTTTTCAAATGGACCTGCAATTGCACCAACTTGGTCATTTGCAGCATCCACTCTACCGATTGTTAAGTCAACTTCTCTTACCTTGACGCCGGGGGATACTAGGTTAAGCGACATGTCTTTTCCTCGACCGAAGATTCATTTTTACTAAAACTATTTAGAAAAAAACACTCCTTAAGTGGGGAAACAGTGCGTGAACTACCAATCTGGATAGGACCAATTACTTATATCGACTTTTCTACCATCAATTATACGCTTCTTCGTACATTCCTTGCATTCATAAGAATATGACGATGGAAGCACACCTCTGCTTTTTCTCGTTAAATAAAACTCTTCTATCAGGTCTTTACTCTCTTTACAGGTTCGACACGTTCTCTTCTTGAACAGTAGATGTTCTAAACTAAACTGTTCATCGAATTTCATTACTGATAATCCCACATATATGACATATCGCCATATTCACCAACTGATGCATTGGACCATCGATCACCCTGAGCATCTACAAAACTAGTATCTTCTAATCCATCAGACATAAAACCAAATGGTGCCATATCCTGTTCTATTTGATTCTTCTGTTCTTCATACAGTCTCTTACGGACATCTTGATCAGTAAGTTCCTTAAAGTAATCCTGTTGGACCAACCATGCATAGATGACTAGACACATTGCAAGGTCATCATTACAACCTTCTTCTGCTTCAAATGAATTACGTTTCTGAATAAATGTAGTTAATTCAGATATGATTTCATAGTCATTGAAGACTATCTTATCTTCTTCAATCATTGTCTTCAGGTTTAGTGATCCAACCTGCTTGACAGTCTTACTCATCTTGACACCAAGTTGTGTCTTCTTACCAGAGAATCCCTGTCCTACAATTTGACCTGCTCTACCACGCATTGAGCACATCAGTAGATTCTGATACTCAAGATCATAGTTTAAAATAGAAGCAACTTGGTCTCCAACGTCATTTACTTCACAAAGAACAAATGAATTATTATAATTTTTTACTACTTCGTATATAATATTAGGGAATAACATCGGTTTTATATCATTATTCCGATACTTTGCTACTACCTTGTGTGGAAATTCAGTAATATCTACAACAATAAAAGCAGAATAGTCTAGACTGACTCCTCTTGCAACGTCAACAGTGCAGATATAATCCCTGCCCTCCCTAGGTTTTTCATAGATATCCAATCCAGCATTCCTGGTCATTGGGTTATCGTAAACTAAACTTCTTAATTTACTTGGTGCAATCAGAGTATCAACAGATCCAAGGAATTCGCACTCAAACTCAATCTTGAATTGCTGCTCTGATGTGTTAGCAATTGTTTGTTGTTTCCAGTGATCATCTCTACCTGGAACTTCTGACCAATGAACATCTGTGGGAACATAATCATTTTTACCTTTTTCTGCATCATGCCATAGACGGTAGAAGTGATTCATACCGTGTGGCGTAGATACAATAATTACTTTGGTACTTTTACCAGAAGTAATAGTAGGATAAACCGAGGCAAAGAACGAGTCAGCAATATGATTCGGGACGAATGCGAACTCGTCGAGAAAGAGGATGTTGAACGACATACCTCGGACAGCACTTGCAGACGTAGATGCTGCCAGTATCTTACTCCCATTTTCTAACTCCAACGAACCCTTGTTCCATGCAATAATACCCTGTTGCATCCACTTAGGCAAGTTCTCGTATGCAGTTTGTAATCTTCCAAGAAGATCTCTTGCAGTTGCTGCTTTGTTTGCTAGGATACCTATATTAACACTATCATTGAATACTGCATAGTGCAAAAGGTATGATACAGACGTAGTAGATTTACCAGTCTGACGTGGCATCTTACAAATATTAAATCTATTCTCATGGAAGTTAGAAATTAACTTCTCTTGAAAGTCGTATGGTTTGAAAGGAACAAGACCCTCATCCAGACTCACAATCTTTACATAATTTCGTGCAAAGTAAACAGGATCTTGCTTACACTTAATAAATTCAGCAATCTGTTCTTGTGTAAATTCAATTGGGGTATTTGCCTTTTTAAGGTTAGGATTCCCCAAATAGATATTTTCAGCCATGATTTAAATATTTCCTATAGATGCTCTAATCTCTTGTGTTTTTAAGTATAATTTTGCGTAGCACTTTGCTACTGTTTTTAAATTTTCCACCCCTTCCAGTGCATCAATCTCTCTTGCAATTTTGATATACTCAAAACCTTTATTCAAATTTGTAATTTCAATATCATCTGGGTTCATTTGCGTCTCCTCCTGCAGTTCCTGCAAACATGAATGGTAAAGTTGGTTCTTTCTTCGATGGGTTGTAGTATAGTACGATTGGTCCAGGATATATTTTATTAAGTTCCTGGCGTACTTCTTCTCTGGTAGGTCTGGAGAATTTGTTAAAGAACATTTGAACTTTTAGTGTTCTTCCTCTCCAGTTAAAGATAATAGTATATGTCCTTCCTCTTTCCTGTAATCTAAGATACGATTCTGCTAATTCACTCCTCCAGTTAAATTCTTCATAAGTTGATTTCCCTGGAACTACAACTGACTTACTGAAATTTCTTATTGTAAACATGTCCCACATCTTGGGACCATAACTACACTCTTCCTTATATTCTTTCTTACCACAAAGTTCACAGAATCTTTCTTCCCCTAGTCCTGAGGGGGATCTAGAAGCGTCACTCCCAGTACCATTACTAGCACTGCTGCTATCATCGTTGTCACGAACACTATCATTATTTTTGTTGGATCTTGTGGGTTCTGGCATTACTCTTTCTTGAATCCGTCCTTAAGAAGTTTCTGAAGTTCAGCAGTTGAACCAACAAACAATGCATTATTTACAGTTGTTGGTGAAGAAGTCTTCTCCTCTTTATTTAGATCTCTCATCTTCTGCTGAAGATCAAGTAACTTATCGGATACATCACCAACACTCTTAATAAGTTGTCCA